GAGTCGCCAAGAGTGTCGGCATCCCAAGCTGCCTTGAGTGCTGCAATGTCAGTAGCGTTGGTGATGGCCGAAGCCGCCGGTGCATCACGCAGGGCATTCTTAGCGTTGACAGCCGCAGTCTTCGCGTCCGCATCATCAGCCTCAAGTGCCTTCATGTAGGCCACGTCTTGTGCCTCTAGGAGCGGAGCACGAACTTCACGGATTTTATCCTTGAAGATTTCTTTGGCCTTAGCCATGTCCTCACTGATGACGCTGCCACTCAATGACCATGCACCGCGAAAGTGACGGTCAGATGGAACGGTAGCCGTGGAAGCGTCAATCTGGTTCCCGTCCTTGTCTACGATGTAAGTTGTCGGCATTTTCTGCTCCTTTAAGCTGCCAGTTCATCAGAGATACGCCATGCGTTTCTCCACTCGCGTGTCGCCGGAAGTTGCTCCTTCCGGCAAATCACCATCTTCGGGCGGTTGCCCTCGTCCCACGTCTGCCATACAGACTGTGGTACGTCTTTTTGGATGAGGTATTCAATGGCTTCTTCTTCGGTCATCGGCCCCATCGGTTCTGTGTCATGCAGCAAGTAGCCGCGTGTGTGTTTCTTGAAATCTGGCTGTGCCTCGTCCTTCGCCAGTTCCCAGTATACCCATACCGGCGGCAATATCCCACCTTGCAGCGCACACGCCATCCAGTTGGGATCAGGAACCAATATCTTGGCGCACTCGTCCACGCTATCCTCATAGACAACCCGATAGTCTGATTGCACACCATCAAGGTTCTCTTTGGCCCAGCAGAGCCTGTCCCATAGGTGTGTGCCTTGAAACTCTGGGGTCACTGTCATGCGAGGTCTCCGAAAATTGCAGCGTAAGGACACTGGTCTGACGCATTGCTCGTATCTGCATCGTTTGTTTCACTTAGTATGCTTGATGTCGTAGAAGCACCGTCAAGACAATGTGCATTGTTGGTGCCTTTACAGCCTGTAACAAAAGTGAACTGTCGAGTAGCCATCGCAGAGGTCAAAGCCACCGTAAGTGTTCCCGTACCTCTATCCGTGCCAGAACTTGCGTTAAGTGATTCAGAAGACAGTGTGTTGTTAGCAATAGTCATGTACTCGCTGTCGATATTAAAGGCGTAAGCTGCTTTAGCCGACCCATTCACCACAAAATTCGTAGCCAGCGAACCCGCAGTCGAGTGCGTCAGGGTATCTGCTTTGAGTGTACCGAAGCTAGGCATATCTACTCCTTAACACGCCATCAAAACACACGGTACGAGGTACGAACCGTCGTCATAGGTGTGTGACTTTGTAGTTGATGTGACCTTCGCAATCGTCTTGCTGCGAACAATGTCGTCGCCCTGCGGCTTGGCAGTGCCGTCACCAGCGGACATCAACAGGTCGCCTCGTGCCACTGTCGTATCTTTGGCAATGCGGATGACCATATCGCCGGTCATTGCGAGGAAGAAGTCATTATAATCTTCGTCGTCGTTATCCCACGATACGAAAACTCCAGCAGCATTTACATCGCCTTCAGTGTCACTGACTTTTGTGTGGTTTAACTGTTCGTTGTCTTCTCCTGTCCAGACAATCATGTCATCTAAGTTAGACATCACCGTGCCTTTAAGAAGAGTGGTCGGCTTGCTTCCATCTAACAGCCTTGACCAACGCGAAATGTGACCACCATTAAATGACACAGTAGTTCCACTCACAGTGATGCTACCCTCTGTGGTGCCGTCCTGTCTTAATTGAGCAAGTGTGCCATCACTATTAAAGCGGTTCAGGATGAACGGTATGTTGCCATCTTGGGCCACAGTTAAAAAACCGGGAGGTTCAAATTCAAGTCCAGCAGTAGCGCCACCATCCGATGAGGTTTTCCCCATTAAAACTATGCCGCCGCTGGTGATACGCATGTGTTCTGTAGCGGAACCGTTTAAAAACCGTAAAGGTGAGGCAGAACTGCTACCTATATATCCAGTGGTGGTTCCGCTGTTTTCAAAGGCAATCTTTTTTACTTCATCATTGGTGCTGTTTATATTTAAGCCAGTGCCACTTCCTTCTATATCTACAGTGTTAGACGGCGAGGTCGTGCCTACCCCCAGTTTATGACCCGACGCAACTAGAACATCGCCCGTGCCATCCGGATCGAGGGTGATGTCGTTGTTACTCGCAAGGCTGGTGATTTTGTTTGTCTTTACTTCACTCATGCGAGGTCTCCGTGTACGTTGTGCATTCCATAACCCGAAGACTCAAAATCTTCAAAAGCAGATGATTGATTAGTATATTTTGATTGAGTGTGATTAGATGAACTTTCAATGGCACAACTATTATGACCAGTTGTAAAACTGTTAATTGCACTCCCGTTTATACCTACTACGGTGTAGTCTGCACTACCCATAGAGTTTGTTTTTGCAAATCTCCATTGTCCTGTTCCTACGTCTGTTCCAGATGCAATGTTAAAACTGTCGTCGGGCTGTGCATCATTTCCAAATTTGCACCACGCCTTCGCAGCATGTTGTTTCGTCAGCGTGGCCGCACCACCGCTGGTGCTTTGGATGGTATCTGCCTTCAACGTACTCATAGCGTCACCAATGTCCCACCGCTTTCAACGGTCAGGGTCACGCCACTGGCTACAGTGAACGGCCCAGTCACGTTTGCGTTTTCAGTTGCAAGGATGGTTGTATCTGCCGTAAGTGACTGTGCGTTGGTACGGAACAGGCCACCACCCTTGAAGTTACCCTTGTTCTGATCCGGCGGCGTCACAGACGAGGCGGCTACACCCATGTAAATCACAAAGATGTTGCCGGTGCCGCTAGATGGCGCTGCCGTAAATGTCAGGGTTGTGCCATCCGGCACGGTAAACGCATCCACGCTTTCCTGCACGACGCCATCGACAGACACGATGATGTCTTCCTGTGTTACCGCTTGGTTCAGGGTGAAGGTCGTAGTCGAGCCATCACCATTGAACTCTTGCGTGGCAGTCCGCGCCTGAAACTGCGACGTTATGGGGTTGCCAATAAACGGCATCAGGTGATCTCCATGATACTCAGGGTCGCGTCGATCTTGGCGGCAACGCTACAGTCAATCTTCAGTACATCTGTGGTTTGCAAGACAACCTTGTTGCCAGCCAACAGTTCGACCGACGATCCTGCCGGGATCGGGATGTCCTTGACTAGCAAGACCGTTTCGTTGGTTTCTGTGTCGGATGTGTCGGATACAAGCTGCACGTCAGCGGTCACCTGACTCGTGTGTACGTTACACAGCATCAAGCCCAAAACGATGCTGGTCGTACTCGACGGCACCGTATACAGGGTCAGCGGCGTACCAGCACTAGCTGGCATTGCTGCGTTCGTTTTTACTTTGAATGTATTAGCCATCTACTACTCCTTATCACCCAAGCGCAATGGCTAATGCCGTGGCTTCGTCTGCTGCCGCTGCGGCGGTTGTTGCACCGATATCAGATAGAACTTCCGATGCGGATCTGCCCTCAATAGATGTGCCGTCAATCCGCAAGAAGTCGTTGTCGGCAGCGCCACTTGTAAAGACAGGCACATTACCGTTGCTAATGCCTGTTGCTGCAACAGCGGCGGTTCCAAGACCAAGAGTTGTTCTTTGTGCACTTGCGTCCGCATCGTCTAGTAGCGCTTTACCGGCAGCGGTTAAATCATACGTTGCCGCTGTGCCGGAGCCGGTGAACTGAATACCCTTGTCTGCCGCAGAAGTTAGGCCAGCGAGTGCCGCAAGTTCAGCATCATACGCCTGAACGTCACTGCCGATAGCTAGGCCAAGAGTCGTGCGCTGTGCGCTTGCGTCAGCGTCGTCAAGCAGTGCTTTACCAGCAGCCGTTAGATCATATGTAGCTGCGGTGCCAGAGCCGGTAAATTGAATGCCTTTATCTGCTGCCGAAGTTAGACCCGCGAGTGCTTGCAATTCTGTATCAAGTCGTGCGTTAGCTACGGTGCCGCTGGCAAGATTACTTGCATTGAGCGCAGTAAGTGCGCTGCCGTTAGCCGCTATGATATTGCCACTCGCATCAAGGAACACCGCCTTCTCTGCCGGTTGAGAGCAGAAGATGGTCTTGGTGCCGGAACTCCAGCTTACTGCGCTGTCGCTATTGCTGGACTGAAGAATCGTTGTACGAGCTAACGTCGTGCCAGACGCCGTATAGGTGCCAACACCAACCTCAAAATCAGTGCCGTCTGTGCAGGCATAGTATGTCGTGTTGCCATCGCCAACAGACGAGAATGCCTCAAAACCAGTAACGGCACCGGCCAATGTGTAAGTGCC